TTTTTTAATTTGACTGTATTTGGTCTTTCAAGTGCAAATCCATGAACCTTATTTGTGGTAACAGTAATAATTCCTGTAATATTATCATAAGCAGCAGTTTGAATACCAAGATTAAATCCTGATGATGTTGCAATACCAACAACACTTGTAATTCCACCATTTGCATCTTTGAACGCTTTATACTTAGCACCTTGTAATGGAGCATATCCAAGACCAGGTGTTGAACCTAAAGATACAATCAGACCACCTCTTGGAACTTGGTTTTGATTTATATCAAATTCTGATATAATAAAATCACCGTTTGTTGATGTAATACCTGTAAACTCAACAGTTGATATACCAGCAGTTGTATCTGCTTTGAATTCGTAATTGTTACCTGTATTATTCGCAGTCAGAGGAGTTTGGAATACACCATTAATAAACAACACCCCATTACCGAGTCCAATACCTGAAGATGTATTTGCACCACCAACTGTTAGTGAATATGTTTTACCTATACCAGTAAAGTTATCTGATATATCATCAAACAACATATTAGTTGTGTAATCACTTCTAAGGAAGGTTCTACCACTAAAGTTTGCTTTCACAAATGGTAAATTAGTTTCATCTCTTCTTGACCTGTTGTTACCTTTAGGAGGATCTGCAAAGAATACAGTGCTATCAACAATGTTAAATGCACCTCTATGAACTCTAGCAACATCATTTGCTGTATGTGATGTCTGTGCTATTCCTAGTTGACCTCTATCAACTTTTACAACTGGTAAAGTAGCAATACCAGCTGCTACATCTGCAGAGTCATTAATGATACCAGTTGGAGTGCTAGAAAATCCAACTTCAGTAACTTTCATGTACTCACCATTCAATTTAAGGAAATCTGTAGGTTGAATAGAACTAATACCACTTAACACAAATTGTGATAAACCAATACCAATGCTATTATTGTATGTAAATCCATCAAATACTCCAAAATTATGAGTGATAGATGTGAATGTTATTGGTTGCTGTACAACACCGTCTAGACCTATAAGAGTCTTGGTCAATTGTTTTCTCATAGTAAGTTTATGAGCATTACCCGAACCAGTTCCAGTGAATGTTACAGGACTTCCACTAGCAACATATTCAGGTCTTGTATATAATTCAAATCTATTTTCATCTAATACTTTTGCATAGACTGTGCTTGGTAAAATTGTTGTAACAACACCAGCAATATTTGCTGTAGAACCAATAGAAATTGCTGTGCCTGCAACACCTATAAATGTTGATTCTGGTGTATATGTTAATTCCTCATTTGTGTTGAAGAAATGACTTGGAATATCAATTACACTTGTTGTAGTACTAATTGTTCCAGCAGGATTAAACTTTTTAGAGTAAATGGGTATATTTTCATTTTTTAATACAAAATCTTTTTTATTTGCTCTTAAACCAGCAGCACCGTCATATGTTGTTAAGAATACTCTTTGATCAACTGTACCATATTTTAAATCGGGAGGTGTATTTTCAAAATCATTCGCTGTATATAAGATTTGATTAAATGATTGTACTTCAATTAGAGAATCAAATTCAGCATCAGGATAAAATCTTAAATTAATATTGTTACCACTTATCTCTCCACCAAATGTTCCAATACCAGTTGTTGAACCTGCAGATACAAATGGATATTGAACAGTTAAAATATCATCATCATCTCTTAGTGATATTACCTGATGAACTGCAGATGTTTCACCACAAGAAACTCTGACAAGAGATTTTGAGGTTGTATCGATTAGTTTATTAAGAGTTGCATATGTGATTGGAGTTGCAGTTCCAGTAACATATCCTGATTCTAATCTTGCACTTCTTTCAGCACCTTCAGGTTGTCCTGATACAGAGAAACGATATGTACCTATACCAGTTGCAGTTGAACCTAGTCCAACAACATTTGATCTTACATCCAGTGTATTGATCCTATCATTTTCAATTTGTAACTTAACAAGATTATTTTCAACTCTTGCAGTTATTACACCAACAACACTATTACTCAATCCAGATTTTGAGTCTACATATGTCTCAGCGATAGTTGTATCTGTGCCATCATAATCAACTATAACTTCACTATAATTAATTTCTTTTGTTACACTGTCTTGAACAAATATTGTTGCATATAAAGAATTGAAATCAAAAGTCGGAATTTCAAGAATTGAAGCAGTTGTAAATCCAACCGTAGTAGAACCCACTCCAGAGTTTACACCTGTCAAATCTACACTACCAATTCCATTTGTTCCTATGCCAGTTAAATCAGTATTGAAATCTATTTTAAGAATTTTAATATCGTGATCTTTTAAGAATTTTTCAGTTGGTTCAAATACTAAATTTTTAGTTCCAGTTGGAAGTATTTCAGTATTGAAATCACCTAATTTAACAGTTGTAAAATCAGTTGTTTTTTCAAGTAAAAATGCGTTTTTTTCAGTCGTTAAAGTCACAAGTTCTGAAAACTGAGAGTCAAGACTATCAGGATCTACAATTTGCACCAAATAATGTCCAAAATCTTCAACTAAAGGTTCAATAATTGTGTTTGTACTTTCAAATCCATCACTAGAAAAATTACTACTAATATCATCGTGAACTAATACTCTATTTGTTTTACACCTTGTAAAGTCTGTAAATGATTTATTTTTAATTGTTAAGAATTTAGATCCATTTACTCTGGTATCAAAATCTCTTGCAAAGTCAAAATTATTAATAGCATCAACTCTTTGTTTATCCCTTAGTTCAAGTATATTACCAACATCAAGAACAACAGTTTGATTTGATTCACGAACTTCACCAACTCCAACTTTTAGATTAGATACAACTGAGGTGTCCGCAAAATTCTTTAATCCAGATGGATGAACTAGACGATTTACAGGATTTACAAATTTATCCCATTCAATTGAGCTCTTTACTGTATAGGATAAGTTTTGATAGTAATCGTTATCAGGTATAACTTGATAATCTTCATTTAACTTACCTATATCATCCAACCAACCATATTCTTGTCTATTTGAGAAATCAGTTGTGAACTTCGCTTGATTATCTACAATGCTCGTAATTTCAGCAGATACGTTACTTAATTGACCCTTGATTCTATCACCTTTTTTAATTTTAAATTTACCATCAATTTTAATATAATCATTTCTTACCTCAATAACTTTTAAGTCAGTAATCTCATTATCAATAATCAAAGTTTCCTTTAACTCAAACACACCTCTTGTTTGAACTGGTTCTATAACTGGATATTTCTTCTTGTTTATAAGAGTTGCATAACCTGATTGGAATGTTTTAGCAATACCTGGATTTGTTGTTACTCCTGTTAAACTAAACACAGCAATACACTGTGTTCCTGCAGTATAGTCAATTACATCAAAGAATGAATAATTGTAATTATCAGAATTATAACCAGTTCCCTCAACTACACTTGTAGAGATTCCTCCACTTAATGTACCGATACCCGCTTCACCAACTCTCTGTATACCCTCAACATATACTTCATCGCCAACAGCAAATGGTTGTTCATCAAACCCGTTTATTGGTGTTTCAAGGAAACAAGTAACGATGCCTCCAGATGTTATAATTGAATTTATACCTACACCATTTGAATTATTAATCGATACAATTCTATGAACCACAGAATCAAGTCCTGTAACTGGTGATAAAACATCAACTTTTGAAATTGTTTGGTTTGGTGCAAATGGTTGTAGTGAAAGATCGTCAACAATTTCGTTTGAAACTGGATTATAAACAATTAAATTAGGTTCACTCATATAGTCAGAACCACCACTCACAATATTAACTGAAGCAATGACATCCAGATTATCAATATTAACAACAGGTGATATAAATGCCTCTGGTCCTAAAGTTTTATCTGATGAATATTCATAACCGATATCAACAATTCTAATCTTTTTAATTCTACCAATAGTTTTTGATTGTGCTATTATGTTAGCATCTGTGCCACTTTCACTAGTAACTTTTTTAAATTGTGGTAATTTTTTGTAATTAAATCCTGGTGATAATATTCTAAAATTCTTTATCCCTCCATGAACATTTGTAGATCTTGTAGAATATTCTAGTTTATCACATTGATCGACTGTGTATGATAAAAATTCAGGGACTTTTGGTGAGAATTTAAATGTGTCATCAGTAACTTCTGAAATCTTGTACTCTCCATTATATTCACTATCAATAAATCTAATTTCAGAATAATTTGGAACTTCGGTATCAGCAGTGCTAATATAACCACCTTTTGTTAAACCATAATACAATGTTATTGGTGTAGAATCAGAGAATTGAACAGTTAGTTTTGCACCTTCTGGATCTGTATTATTAGTTCCAATACCTATAGTTCCTGCAACTCCAACATTAAATGAACTACTATCTTGTGAACTTAAATATTCGTTTGTTAAATTTTTATCATAGAATAATTTGAAATCAAAATCTGCAAGTGTGGTGCTAGAGAGTCCAAACGTTAATTTTGAATTCTTTACGACATCGATTCGAGGATTTATTGGTGCTATAGTTTGTGTTCCACCAGTATTAGCGGTCACAGGTGCTACTCTTATTGGATTTGCATTTAAATCCTCAATTGTTTCTGTAAGTTGGAATTTTCTGCTACTTACTTTATTGATATAATATTTACCAGTGCTTAAACCTGTTGCAGAACCATCATAAAAAACTTTATCTCCTGTTTTAAATCCGTGATCGACAATATCAAATTGATTTGTCTCCACATCAGATGCTGTAAATGTTAGTGGATTTATAATTAAAATATCAAATTCAGAATTATAATTGACAGCAACTGGTATTGTGCTTCCAGATCCAACTACTAGATTTGGAATTACATTCATTTTTACAACATCACCTTCTCTTAAATTGTGTTTTGTTGTATTTGCAGCTGAAACATTCGTGGATACTGTTGTAGTAACTTTATCAATATCACCAGTAATTTGTTCTTTTTGTGTTTCTATAAAATACAAAGAGGAATTGATACCAGCGTTTGAACCTTTACTATAGAAAAACAATCCTTCACTAGTACTTCCAATTCCAACTCTAGTAGTTACTAGACCAATATTATTAATTCCTTTATTAATAACGAAAACTTCAGTTGAATTAGCACCCAAGAATGGTAATTTAAATTCTGTTACAAGTGGAGTAGTACCTACATCAAATCTATTTGCACCATTTCTTTTATTTAAAATTACTTTTTGTCCATTTTTAAATGGATGATTTGGAATACGAATTGTTCTTGTAGGAATAGAAACTTCATTCGCCCGTCCACCGATAAATTCTTGTACCTTTATTTCACCACCAACAGTGGTTCCAACACCAACTGACTGTGGTCCATTAAAGTAAACAATATCATTTAATTCAGAATTAAACTTTGTTGTTTTGACTGGGATACTTATTTGATTATTAAGTATATCAACTGTAGAACCTGCAGTATGCGCTATACCTGTATGTCTTTGTACTCTTACTAAATTATTTGCAGGAAATAGATTTATTACTCTAACAACCTCTGGAGTACCTGCATTACCAGATCCAATACGAATTGAACCACCAACTGATATATTATTAGGAATACTAGTGAGAAGAATATCTTGAACTAATCCGTTAGCATTACCAACTGTCATATCTGATGCTAAACTGGTAGAATCTGTTGTAACACCAACATTAAATGAATTTGTTAAATTTTTGACATTAGTGCTCAAACCAGATATTGAGACTGCATCTTGGTCATTTAATTCGATGAATGGGAAATAATTTGCTACAACTTCATTCTCACCTCTCCACTCAAAAATTGCATCATTAAAAGGTGTTACAACTGTATCAATGCGTGATATACCAATACCTACTATCTCACTTACCTGTGCTTTAAATCCTGAACCGTTTGTGCCCTCATCATCAAACTCAGTTAAATCTCCTATTTTATAATCCTGTCCACCATTTAGAATCTCGATACTATCAACATCTCCCTTTGTTACAGCTTCGATTACTGATAATTGTCTTATTTTTTCATAAGATTCAATTAAGAAATCATTTCCTGCAAAAGGTTCATCAACATTGTAAGGTAAAGTATTTCTTCTAAGTCCTGAATTATTAAAATCAAAATTTTGATTCAACAATTGATTTTCAGTAATAAATGGTGAACGATAAGTATTACCAATAAAGTATGGATAAACTCCTTCTAATTTGTTTGAGTTTGAACCTAATTTGACCGTTGCGAAATATGCATAAATGCCATTTGGGAACTCAGGAGTTTTACAAAATCTTCCATTATGAATATCAAGATCTCCTGAACCATCAAAAATATTATCTTCGACAAAGAATCCAGCTGCGTATCCTGAAGGTCTATTTACTACATTTGTAATATTTGTTTTATATGATGATTGAATTATTTTTAATTCAGAGTTTATATCATCTGCCTTTGAGTATCCAAAAGGTCCATAAATTGGATTACCATCATATGCCCAACCAATAATTGGAGAATGACCTGTTATTTGATTAAATTCTCCGTTTGAATTTACAGTGAAAGTATTTTCAAAATTAGCAGCGGTGTCTTGAGAATATCCTAGTATACCAAAATGTAATTTACCATCCTTTGTTGATAAGTAAGAATCTCCAAATCTACTTTGATTATTTAATGTAAGACTTCTAACTCTTGCAGTAAACTGTCCATTCTGTCCTCTTGGAAACGCTCTTACCTCAGTTGATACAGAACTGTAACCAATACCAGGATTCGTTACTATCGCATCAATCACAAATCCATCTTTAATTACGGGACGAACAACTGCACCAGCTCCAGAACCTGTGGATATAACTCTAACTTCAGGACTTGAATTATATTCTCTTCCTCTGTTTACAACAGCAACATCAGTAACTCTACCACCAACAATTATTGGCTTAAATTCAGCAAACCTACCATTTTCAATTGATACTTTTGGAACAACTTGTTTATCTAATGTAACTGATCCATAGTTTGTTCCCTCTTCATATAGATAAGCTCCAATAAGTTCTCCAGTTACGACAGGTGTTGCTATGATATCACCTGTTATGGTAGAACCATATGAGACACTAATATTTACTTTAATATCTGGATATTTAAATATCTGAAATCCTTGACCACTATTTTCAAAATTAACATATTTACCTCTTTCAAAATTAACCTTTGAAGTCGCACCAATTCCAGCATCTGCCAGTTGGAAAGTATCATCTGTTAATTTATTAATATAATAAGAGGATGTTGTTGACATTCCTTGTATTGGAGATGTCTCTGCTGAATATTCAACTATCTCTCCATGTTCAAAACCATGATTCTTAAATGAAACAACATTTAATGATGTAGAGATACCTGCAGGTTTTACTCTTAATTTACGATGAGTATATCCTGAACCCTCTTCTAAGACCTTAATTGCAACAAGAGTATTTTTTCTATCAGTTTTAAACTTATGAATACCACTTGCAGCAGTGTCTGTTGATAACCCAACAGTGTTTATACCAGCAGTTCCAAATGTAGCGTCTGTTGGAGTATTGAATATCCTAACTGTTGTTGGGTTTACAACTCTTACATAATAAGGAGCACCATCTGATAAAGTATCATTAATGTTATTTTGAAGATCGTATGCTGTCCCTATACCAATTGGGGTATTATTATTTGCACTATAATAAACTAATTGACCATCCTGTAAACTATGTTGTGATTTAAATGTTATTGTTTCATTTACAATATCAACACCACCATTAAAGAATACATCCCTACTATCAAAATTTAATTCTCTACTCCTTTCACCTAGTATAGGTTGTAAAACACATCCACTACCATTACCACCTGTGAGAGATATGCTTTGAACTTGGTCAATATCAAAATCTTGTGGGTCTACAAATACTTCTTTTACTGTGCCTACAAGTATTGGTTCAGCAGCAGCACCAATTCCACTACTAGTTTCTATACCTATGACTGGTGGTTTTAGAATATCATATCCACTTCCACCATTTAACAAGTCAACAGATTCTAATGAACCATAATAAATTTGATTATCTGAAATTGGAGAACGTACGTTAACACCATTAATAAGAATTCCAATATCATTTGTAGGAACATCTTGTTGTGAAGGGACAAATAAGTTTTGAGATAGTGGAATTTTCTTTAAAACATTATCTGCTTCAAGAACTCTACTTGCATGTCTTTGTAAAACAAATCTATGAGTGTCTGTTGTTGATGTTGTTGGACCTACTTGCACCGTACTTGCAGTGCCAATTTGTGCGTTTGAGTTGTATAATCTTATTTTTGATACGTTTTGGTTAGGACCTGGAATAACAGGATCAACGTAATATGTTCTACCAGTGTCTAAACCAACTAAACTATCACCACTTGGTTGATAAACAACTGGATCACCTTGTATAAATTTAATATCCTCACCTGGTGGAGGTGTAAATTGAATGAAACTATATTTTTCATTTAATGAATTGAATCCATCTAAACCAGTAGCAGTACTTCCTACTAAAACTTCTTCGACTATGTTGGTTTTAATATCATAACTTGGTAAAGAATTAGATGCAACGTAACCATCTGTATTTCCATCAACATATACAGATAATGT